AGGGGTTTTAGTAATAAGCAAACAAGCCAAACAAGAAAAGGAGAACAAAACAATGAAAAAAGCGGAGCAAAGAGAGATTAACGAAAAGGTTGAGCGTGCTGTAAAATGGTATAACGAAAAGATAAGGCATAGTGATAATATGATTTTAGTAGGTAGGTTAAGAAAGTGTAATGCGGTTATTTATGCTACACCAGATTATATTATTTTAAAATCTTATTACACTATAGTTGCATTTATTGATAAATATGAAATGGGACTATATTATTTTAGCAGACTCGTTTACGGTTATACAGCAACTACAACACAGCATATTGCAAAGTTCGCAAGAGAATATAATATTGATTGCGAAAACAGATACACCTGGAAGGAGGTGAGATAGCATGAAAATGATTATTGACGGTCTTACAATTGAAGGGTCAGAGGTTGATTTTGAAACTTTAAGAATCAAATTACATACTATTTCTAGAGCTTATGAAGAGCTTGCAAAAGTGTATAAAAGTTTGACCCTAACAGATTTAAGCGTTGAATATAGGCATAAATCACTGTATATAGCAGAGTTTTTAGCAAGGAGATGTGGAAATGAAGAATGAGGATTTAGTGTTCATTTGCAGCAAATGTCCTACATGTAAAGTTTGTCAATATTACGAATTATGTGAAGCGTATTATAGACAATTTAATTATTATCCGATTAATGTGCTTGTAGAGTTATCTAAACTGGATTCAGATTTAGTTACTGAAATTAAATTTAGAAAGGAGGTGTAGAAAATGACAAGTAAAGATTTAGTTATAATTTGTCGTACATGTACTGACTGTTATGAGTGCACATGTGAAAAGGAGTGTTTAGCGTATCGTAAACAATTTAAGTGTTATCCATTTCACGTAAGAGAATGGCGTAAATACCCACCAGAGGCATACTCAGAAACGGAAATTAAAATTCCTTTTTGGTTGTCTTTATTATATAAGTTTATAGTGTGAGGTGTAGAAAAATGACAAGTAGAGAGCTGGTAGAAATATGTAATACGCGCAGTAAATGTGAAGAGTGTTATTATCAAAGCACATGTTTAGAATATCAGAATCAGTTTGGGTGCTATCCGTTTGATTTAGTGACGATATTAAGAGATGTGCCAGAGGCATACTCAGACACTATAATTCATTTTAAGAAAGGAGAATAAAATATGACAAGTAAGGAATTAGTTGAATTTTGCATGGGTGTAGTAGTTGTGAAGAGTGTTGTTATGACGCTGAATGTGAAGCATACGCAAACCAATTTAATTATTATCCGTGTGAATTAAAGTACTTAGATTTTTTATTCTACTGAAATGTATTCAGACACAGAAATTATTATTTAGCCCATTTTGTTCATACGAAAGGAGATAAAAACCAATGTTCGACACCTTATTAGCTATGCTTATGAGTGCAATATTCGCTTATCAGTTAGGCTTATATCACGGTGCTAAATGGTCAACAGATAATTTCAAAAAACTGAAAAAACATGTTGACAAACACCGCAACAACTGATATAATAAATAATGTAATAAGAAATAACTTGTTACAAGCCATTCACCGGGGTTGCTCCTAATCAAGCACCAACCCCGGAACCCCAGGACTATTAGCTCAGTAGGAAGAGCAAGCGTCTCATAAACGCTCAGTCACAGGTTCAACTCCTGTATAGTCCATTCACGTTACACCCGAAATTTAAAAAATCTCAGTTCGCTCCCGGTGCTGTAGCGTGACAGTAGTCTGGCAATAGCCGAAACAACTAAAAACAAATTTCAAGGAAGAAAGGAGAACACTCCCAAATGGCAAGAAAACCAATGGTAACAAGAACAGTAACAACAACAAAAGCAACAGTTCTTTGCGTGAACACAGTAGCAGAGGAAACAGCAACACAGGTGGTTGAAGTACCACGCACTTATACAGATGATACTAAATTGCTCAACGCAGTTAAGGAAACACTGGACGCAACAGTTATTCCAGTAAAAGTTATTTCCACAGAAATAGTTGAAACTCTTTACGGTATGACAGAACAGCAGTTCATCGAACTGGCTGAGAAGTTACCACCTAGAACAAAAACAGAAACAGACGAAAACGCACAGGATTAATAGTAAGAAAAGGAGAATAAAATGGTAGAAATTACAAGGGAATCAAGAGAATTTGACAAGGTAGAGAAGTATCTTATGACCGTAGCACCTGGAATCACATCCTTAAAGGATGTACCAGATGGTACTAGCATCACAGTCTCCGGTATCATCGAATTTAATGACGTAAAGGAAACAACTGGTGAAGTGAGTGAAATCGTTTCAATCATTACACCAGACAAGAAAGTGTACAGTGCTCAGTCAAAAACAGTAAAGCGTTCACTTTCCGATATCGAGAAAATTATGGACGATGAGCAGTTCGCAGTCATCAAAACAAGTGGGCTGACAAAAGCCGGCCGTACATTTATCAACGTAGAGTTAGATACTTCAAAGCTCTGTTAAGTAAAAAGCTTCAATTAGGGTGGTGGAATAACGTCCACCACCCTTTCTGCACAGATAGGGGGTTAAACAATGGCAAAAAGAAAGAAAAGGAAATTATCACAAACTCAACTTGAATACAAGAAACAGCGTTCACGTATAATTAGTTTTTTATCTAAAGCACGTGGAAAAGGTTATATATTTGATGAAGATGTTCTTCCGTCAATCCCAAAAAGAATAAAAAAAGAATCTGTTTCACGATTAGCAAAGTTAACACCAGAAGTTTTATATAAAAAAGCTGTATATGTTTCACGTGAAACAGGTGAGACGGAAACACCAGAAGAGCATAAGAAGCGAATACGAAAAGAAGCCGCACAAAAAGCTAAAGCTACGAAAGCACGAAAGAAGCGTAAAGAGAAAGAGAAGAAACAAGATTACCCAAAGCCAGAAAAACCAAAAAGAGAGCGTAAAAAGAAAACAAATACAGACAGAGGATTTTATACACGTGTGGCTATAACAACATTTTTATACACGCTAGAAACGTGTCGAAATGGTAAAGCATACCCGATGTTATTACGCTGGTTTAACAAGTTACGTTCAGATAACGGTGATGATGTGGTGGCACAGATGCTCACTAAAGGCGCTGAAAATGGCTATGAAATATCATGGTCAGTTGTCTATGATATTGAAAAGGCTACCGACTTTACCCAGGGCATTATTCAATTTCTATCCGAACAAGGTGACTTTTATCGGGACGAAATGGATGAGTTCTGGAATGAGTTATCCGCCATGGAAAATGCTATGTATGAAGATTCCAATTTTGAGAGGTATTAATGTCAGCCCGTAGACCCCGGTATTTTGTCGGGGATTTTGAAACCACAGTATACAAAGGTCAGGAAAGCACAGAAGTTTGGGCGGCGGCTATGGTAGAGTTATATACTGAAGATGTTACGATTGACCATAGTATTGAAGCAATGTTTAGCCGAATAAAAGCTCTTAAAACAAACGTAGTTATTTTCTTTCATAACTTAAAGTTTGACGGCGCTTTTTGGCTCGACTTTCTTCTAACAAAGTTAAAATATAAGCAAGCCATAGTTGGTGACTTATCCGACACAGATAATATGGACTGGAAAAAAGATAAGGACTTACAGTCAGGTGAATTTAAGTATTCAATATCAGATAGAGGTCAATGGTATTCTATTAAAATTAAAACCGGAAGGCAATTAATTGAAATACGGGATTCACTCAAACTTCTACCATTTTCAGTTAAGCAAATTGGAAAAGGATTTTCAACTAAGCACAAAAAACTGGAAATGGAGTATGAGGGCTTTCGGTACGCTGGTTGTGAAATTACAGAAGAGGAACGAAAGTATATAGCAAATGATGTTCTTGTTGTAAAAGAAGCACTTGAGTTTATGTTCAATGAGGGTCACGACAAGTTAACAATAGGTTCTTGCTGTTTTTCAGAATATAAAAAGATATGCGAGAAATCACTTAAAAACCAATTAACCTACAAAGAAATGTTTCCTGATTTATACGATGTTAGTCTTGACAAACAAGTGCACAAATATGATACAGCTGGCGACTGGATAAGGAAATCGTATAAAGGTGGCTGGTGCTATCTTGCGAGGGGTAAGGAAAATAAAGAATTTGCAGAGGGTGTGACAGCAGATGTTAATTCACTATACCCCTCTATGATGCACTCCGAAAGCGGTAATAGATACCCAGTTGGTGTTCCTTATTTTTGGAGCGGTAACTATATTCCAGATGATGCTTTGAAAGATAATCGTTATTATTTTGTCCGAATAAAAACCAGATTCTATTTAAAGCCCGGTTATCTTCCATTTGTACAAATTAAAAACAGTCCCTTATACAGTGGTACAGAGTGCCTAGAATCCACAGACGTATATGATAGTGAAACAGGAGAATATTATACGCACTACACTGATAAGAGCGGAAATGTGAAAGATACTAGGGTGGAATTGACTCTAACCGTGACAGATTATATATTATTGCTCGAGCATTATGAGCTTGTAGACTTTGAAATACTGGACGGCTGTTGGTTCTACACTGATATAGGAATTTTTGATGAGTATATAGATAAGTACAAAGAAATCAAGATGAATAGCAAGGGTGCAATGCGTACACTTGCAAAACTTTTCTTAAATAACTTATATGGTAAACTTGCAACCAGTACAGATAGCTCATTTAAGCTGGCTTATGTAAAAGACAACGGTGTTGTAGGGTTCTACCCTGTACATCAAGAGAATAAAAAACCTGGATACATAGCTTGCGGTTCAGCGATTACATCATATGCACGAAACTTCACAATACGTGCGGCTCAGAAGAATTATCACGGTGTAGAGAAACCCGGTTTCATATATGCAGACACAGATAGTATACATTGTGATTTAAAACCCGAAGAAGTTACAGGGATTAAGGTTCACAACTCAGCCTTTTGCTGTTGGAAACTGGAAAGCAAATGGGATAAAGCTATTTTCGTTCGCCAGAAAACCTATATTGAACATGTTGTAGAGGAAGATTTGGAAAGTAAAGAAGGTAAATGGATTGGAGAAAAGATTGAACCCTACTATAATATTAAATGTGCTGGATTGCCAGATAAGTGTAAAAACCTGTTCAACAAATCTCTATCAGTTGTGGAAGGACAACCTTATAACAAAGATGATTATAACGATGCTGAACGAGATTTTTTATTCTTACCTGACGGAACACCAAAAGGGCGAACACTTAAAGATTTTAAGATAGGTCTGGAGATACCCGGAAAGCTAGTTCCTAAAAGAATCATAGGCGGTATATTGTTGCATGAAACGTCATATAAAATGAGGTGATTAGTTGAAACTATTATTTCTCTTATTAGCTATCCTTAACTTTACCTGTTGGGTATTAAATTTACTACAGAAGGATGTTGATAGCGCAATAGTTAATTTTATTTCTACAATAATGTTTGTACTTTTATCTATTTAAGGGAGGGTTTAACATGAAAATTGAGTTAATGATTGAAGAAGCAAAGATATTATTAAATTGTATTTACGGTAATCAGTGTATTGCTAATACTTACCCAGATATGCGCATGAACAAGCCAGAAGAGCCGACAGTATTATCAGATGAAGAAGTGCACAATAGTATAGTACGGATGTGCATGCAGAACAAAGTTGATATATACATTAATGAAATAATAAGTTACTCATCAGGTCATCCTGATTATGATAGGATTGCAGAAGCGTTACGACCTTACGACGGAGAAATTGTTTCAATCATTAATGACGTTAATGAATGGTATATTAACACCCTGTAAATAACAAAAGACCCTGTAGCAATCATACGATTGTTTTACAGGGTCTTTCTATATCTTTCACCAACGAAGTTAAGCAAGCGTTTTGCAACAACGACAGTTTATAGGCTGGACATTTAACCAGTGCACTCCTATACAACTCAAGTTAACAAACGTTGGAAGATATCAATAACTTAACGCTGTCAGTATTGCTTCTTTACATCTTAAATCTTTAAAGCGGAAGCATCCACGCTCAAAGAGGTATCTGAAATTTGCAATCATAAAGTCATTTCTTTTAAGCATCACATAGTTAATACTATGGTCATCACAAGTGACTACTATTTTAGTCGGAAATGTCATATCCGCTCTATCGTCACAATACAAGTACCCACTTTCTGTATATTCTCTAACAGCAAAATTGATTCCTTTATATTTTAATGTAGCAATATATCTGCTATTCCCCTCTGGCTTTTCGATAAACGCCTTATTATCATTCAAGTATACAGCTTGACTACTATACGCAACATACTCATTATTAGCAAAAGCCTGATTAAATTGGCTTTCAGTCTGGGCTTTGCTAGCACTCTCGTTAAAACCTTGCTCTAATACAAAGCCATTTCCTTTAAGGAATTTAGTTGACTCTTGAAGCCTAGAGCTTATGCCCATGTTAACATAGTATGGATTGATAATACTTACAGGGTTTGAGCACATGAATACAGGCACATATCTTGTCTGTTTTCCCTGTCCTCTTGCAATAGTCGTATGTACGCTAATAAACTTCTTAACTTCATCGGTGCAATAGTGATTAGTTTCACTCTGAAACTCGTCAAACAAAAGTCGCTGTATATCAGAAAAGAAATGACTATACTTCTTTATGGTATCAGCACTATTTAAAGTTACAGCATATCCACAGGGTTCTCCGTTTAAAAATAGTTCATGAAAGATTCCATTTGCTCTTCTTTTACTTTCCATTTCATATCCCGGAAAGAACAGTTCGCCAATATCCTTAAAGAATTTTTCTGCAACATCATCCAGTTCATAGTTATAACGATATATTAGACCGAATTTTTCCTTGTATTTGACAAACCGATTAACAAGCAATCTGCTAAAATAAGTTGTTTTACCGCCGCTTCGATTTGAAGTACACATGTAAATCTCTGGCTGGTTACCGTTTAAATCTTTTAAGCTTAACAGCTTTGTCCCATCATAGAACATATATTTCACCCACTTATAAATAAAATATGATTAATAAGCTACACTTATAGCCATTTATAAGAAATACTTATTACTACTTATTAATTATTTTAATATATAACTTGACACTTGTCAACCTTTATTTTATAATTAATATGTAAAAAGAAAGGGGGTCACAAGATGAATCAGCTTACGCCAATTTTAGTAGCGCTTGGGTTCAATGCACTAGACTTGTGCACAGGGTTTATTTCAGCTATTAAAAACAAGGAAATCCAGTCCTCTAAATTAAGGGACGGTCTGTTTAAAAAAGTCGGTTTCATGTTCTGTTATTTTCTGGCATGGATTATTGACAACTACGGTGCTATCGCTGGAATACATTTGGATTTTTTAATCCTCCCTATTATAGTATTCTATGTTTGCACTACAGAGCTGGTTTCTATTTTAGAGAATATCAGCAAAATCAATCCAGACCTTTTACCGGAAAAACTTATGTCGCTGTTTCACGTCAGTTCCATTACGAAAGAGGGTGAGTAAATGGCACATAGTTTTTCAACAGTATGCCATGGGTCAACTGGTACAGATGTTGTAGTTCTTCAAACCGTTTTATCAATGCTACACTACGTAGGGGCAGACGGAAAGCCACTTACGATTGATGGTGATTGTGGCACAAATACCGTGCACGCTATCAATTCTTTTCAGACGAGTATGAGAGCATATGGTTTTGAATGTGGCACAAACGGCAAAAACGATTCAGCTTTTGGTCAGGCTTGCTGGAAACTTTTGGGGGTGACTTGATATGCCAGATATTAACGCCGCTTATACATGGGCTGTTACATGCTGTAATTTACCTAACGTGGGATATTCTCAAGCATACAGAAACCAGCAAACAGTTAACGGTATCACATACTATGATTGTAGTTCTTTTATCAACTACGCATTGTTAGCTGGAGGGTGGGCTACACCCGGTTACGCTCCTAGTAGTAACGCCTTTACAACTTACACAATGGAGGGAGTTTTACAGGGTTTAGGCTTCACTCAAGTAAACCCCACAGGATTGATTTTACCAGGTGACATAGGCGTTTCAGATACGCACACAGAAATGTGCTATAAACAGGGAACAGGTAGTGCAGTATTCATGGGAGCACATACAGATAATGCACCTTTAGTTAATCAGGTATCAATCGGCTCAAGTGGTGGTAATGTAGATTATCAACGCACATTTCCGAGATTATGGAGATATGGTGAAGGGGCTTCCGGCGAAGTTGGTTACACGTGGATAGTCGGTTCTGATTCAGAATATTTTGACGACTACGGTGATAAACAGAAAAACAATGCCGCTTGTATATTCAGTTATTTTTACTTCAAGGGTTGGACTATTAACGCTATTGCTGGCTTGTGTGGTAACATTATGGAAGAATCTCGTTTCAATCCGGCTTTAGTTGAACAGCATGTTTCTTATCCCCGTGAAGCTTTAGGTACAGGATTAGTGCAATGGACGCCTGTTGTTAGGGACGGGTCAGAGTTAAATCCCTTGCATCTTGTTTTTAACGCTTTAGGGTATAGCTGGGACGAGTACAGTAATGGCACATATCAGTGCGATGCTATCAACGCAGAATTTGAACAGTCCACAGGTTTGCATGATTATGGTATAGACCCCCAGTGGTATACAAGTCTTGCACCAGCTCAGTACAGAATGAGTTGGAGCGACTACATTAAGAGCAAACAAGACCCGGGTTATTTAGCTAGTGTATGGGAGGCTTGTTACGAACGACCAGCGAGCGTACATCCAGAAAGACAGGAGTACGCTAAAAAGTGGTACGAATATCTGTCAACTGTAGACCCGAAGTTCCCTGGTCAAAATACCAGAGGCCCTGCGAAAAAGATGCCAATATGGATGAAAATTAATTATCATTTATAAGGGGGTAGTAATATGTTATTTGTTTATGGTACATATGAACATGTTTCTGGATTCAGAGTAAAAATTGATTCCACCGGTGTATACGTTTCACCTGACGCACCATTAAGTATGCGAATTAGCGAATTTCTTAACCCGAAGAACTGGAAAATCATTGATGAAGATTATGATGAGAAAGGGGAGAAATAAAATGGCTGTACGCACAACTGATGAAATTCTGGAAAGCATTAAAACTCGAGTAGGTGATAGCACCGAGGATGCCGACCTTGAATTTCTGGAAGATGTTACAGATACACTTTCAGACCTGAGAAGTAAATCAGAGGGTCAGGAAGATTGGAAAACAAAATACGAAGAAAACGATAAACAGTGGAGAGAAAAATACAGAGACAGATTTTTCGAGAAAAAAGAAGATCATGAAGAGATAAAAGAAGAACCAGAAACACCAAAAACATTTGAAGATTTATTTAAGTAAGGGAGGAAATAAGCAATGCCACGTAAAATTGCAGTAAATACGCTGAACGCTTCAACCATTGATATTCTCAATGTTATTCGTCAGAACGCAAGTTATGACTACCAGCGGAATGTACCGGTTGTAGCAACAGCAGAGGACGTTGTTAAAGTTGGGGATGTCCTTTATGGTACACCAGCTTTAGCAAACCAGTTTATTAATGCACTGGTTAACAGGATTGCACTAGTTAGAGTACAGAGCGCAACATTTAACAACCCATATGAAATTCTTAAAAAGGGTTATATTGAGTTTGGCGAAACAGTTGAAGATATTTTTGTATCTATTGCCAAAGTCGTAGAGTTTGACCCTGAGAAGGCAAGTGCAAGAGAGTTCAAGAGAACTTTCCCAGATGTTCGGTCAGCTTTCCACGTTATGAACTGGCGTGTTATGTACCCGGTAACAATTCAGGATGAAGATTTAAAACAGGCGTTCTTATCTATGGACGGAGTACAGAATCTTATTGCTAAGATTGTAGATTCTGTTTACACAGCCGCAAACTATGACGAATTCTTACTGTTTAAGTATCTTATCATCAAAGCTGTATCACATGGGCACATGTACCCGATGTCTATAGGTGATGGCACGAAACTCGCAGATGCCGCAAAGAAATTCAGAGGCACTTCAAACAAACTGCCTTTCATGAGTTCCGACTACAACGATTCTGGTGTTAAGACAACAACACCGAAAGACAGACAGGTTATTTTCATGGATGCAGACTTTAACGCGGAGTTTGACGTTGACGTTTTAGCTGGTGCATTCAATATGGATAAGGCTGATTTCATGGGTAGACTTTTCCTTATTGACGATTGGAGTACATTTGACAATGCCAGATTTAATGAAATCCGTGAGAACTGTACAGGTATTGAAGAGGTAACAACTAACGAGCTTGCCCTAATGGCAGACGTTAAGGCTATCATTTGTGATGAAAATTGGTTTCAGGTTTATGATAACAAGAATCAGTTTACAGAAAACTATGTTGCATCCGGGCTGTACTGGAATTATTTCTATCACCAGTGGAAAACAGTTTCTACAAGCCCGTTCGCTAATGCTGTTGTATTTGTTACTGATACAGCTACTATTGCTGAACCGGAAAGCATTACAGCAGAGATTGTAAACAAGAGTGTTTCTGAGGAAGCTATCACTCTTACACTTAAAGCTAGTGCAGACGGTGCTACACTTGCCCCGAACAATGTTACATTTGTACAGACTGAACAGCTTACAACTGACGGTATTGCTGTACACCCGTTTGGCGCACTTCTCATCCCTGCTACGAAAGCCGCTACAAATGTTAAACTTGTCGCAACAATTAATGGCGTAACTTATACAGGAGCTACTAACATCACAAGTGCTAGCGATGTTGGAGCAACCGTGGTTATGAATAAAGGTTGATTGAAAAAAGTTTAACAAGTTAACAAATAATCTATATGTTGTGCAATGGTGGGTTGGTTTGACTAGCCCACCATATATGAAAGAGGTGTTAACATGAGTAAAAGTGCATACTATCCAGCGGATTATATTGATAGTGCCGGTAATGTTTATCCTACGGTGGGTGAAAATATTCGTTATGGTCAGAAAGCTAATAAGCATTTCGGACTTAACTGGAAAACAGGTTCTATCATGTTACGTGAGGGTGTACTCACAGAAAGTGGGGTTGCTGGTGCAAGCTTTAATGCTGACAATAATGCTATATACTTTTCTAGCCCTATCAGTATTACGGATTTCAACGTTGCTGTTATTGAAAAATCCCCGGGGGTTACTGGGAAAGCTATCCCTGTACTCGGTATTGATAGTGCTGGTGGCTGTTATATTTCTGGCGTTGATGCTGGTTATAAAGCAATTTTGTTTGAGTTTGAGTATAGGGAGTTGAGCTAAGATGTATATCGAACCCGGTACAAATATTAAGATTTTGAAGGACTGCCCTTTAGATACAACTTACGACCATACTATATACTTTGCAGACAGAGCAAGTCAGACAAGTTACTTTGCTGGGCTTGTGAAATATAATCTGACTAACTATACATATCAAAGAGTTAGAAGGGGTGTTGCAAGGGTTGGAATTAAAGCTGATAATCTTTATGACTGTAATTATATGATGTTTCAGAATACCAATTATGGAAATAAATGGTTTTATGCCTTTATTAAAAGTGTTGAGTATGTGAATAATGAAACGTCTGAGATTGAGTTTGAAATTGATGTTATGCAGACGTGGTTCTTTGATTACACTCTTGACTATTGCTTTGTCGAAAGAGAACATACTGCAACAGACGAGGTTGGAAGTAATTTAGTACCAGAAAATTTTGATGTTGGTGAGTATGTTAGAAACGGTGGGTATCATGAGTTGTTTGGGAACCTCACAGAGTTGGCTATATTAATCAACGAAATCAACGTTACAGACTCGTTGGGTAATGGACGTAACTATGAAGGAATTTATGGGGCTGGTGTGATTATGGCATTCAAGGCTACCGACATACATGGTATTAATGAACACCTTAAAACTCTATCACAAAAGACCGATAATATTCAAGCTATTTATACTTGTCCATTACACGCGTTAAGCACTGAAATACCGGACGGTGGAACAGAGTTACTTAATAGAGATATTTCAAGTGACTTTCTTTCAAAGGTTGAAGCGTTAACTGGAACAGAAACACTAAATGGTTATAGACCGAAGAATAAAAAGATGTATAGTTACCCATATAATTTCATGGAAGTGACAAACGGTTCTGGTAATACTATGAGGTTACGTTATGAGTTTATGAAAAATGACGGTGGATATGGTTTTGAAATGCTTACATCTATCACTCAACCTGTACAAGCTATTTGCAGACCAATTGGCTATAAGGGAACAACGCTTTGCCCTAATGAAAGTTTAGCCCTTGATTCATTCCCAATGTGCAGTTGGGCTATAGACGGGTATCAAGCTTACATAGCTCAAACCGCTGTACCTAATACTTTTTCGGCGGCATTAAATGCTTTGTTTGCTGGTATTAGTGCACTAGCTGGTGGAGGTGGTCTTGCTACGGCGGCTGGTGGCGTGAACGCTTTAGGTGCTGTAACAAATACTATCAGTGGCGCGTATAAAGCAAAGAGAGGAGCGGATGTTAGCGGTGGAAACTTTAATTCTGGCAGTGCTATCACAGCTCACAGACAAAACCAGTTTTACTATACGAGGTGTAGCGTTAATCTGGATACTGCTGTTGTTATTGATGATTATTTTACTCGTTTCGGGTATGCAGTAAAACAGCTAGTAAGACCGAATAGAACAAGTAGACCTCACTGGAATTATGTTAAGACTGTGGGGTGTACGATAACTGGAAGTATTCCTTGTGATGATATGCGGAAAATATGTAGTATTTATGATAACGGTGTTACCTTTTGGAAGAAGGGTTCTGAGATCGGACAGTATCATCTGGATAATAGTCCGAATGCTACAGTGTGAAAGGTGGTGAGAATAAATGGGTAAAAGAGGAAAAAGCAATTTTTCTTCCAGCTTGGCGAAAAACATGCTGTCAAATAACATGTATTTGAGAAGATTATGTGAACTGTCAATGTCAATGTTTAAGTGGGACGGATTGCCCGAGAGTGTGGATGTGAGATACCTGGAAATGGAATTATTCATAAGTGGTCAGGCTTTATTCTTTAAGGATGATGTACTTGGATATCTTGCACTGGGGTGTTTGGCTAATGGGAGTTTTGATGTGTACGGTGAACCTGTGAGCCGGAGAGCGTATAGCCGATATAGTGGATATAACTCTGCTATGTTTACTGATAAGGATAGCGTTATCATATGGAATAACTACATGAGAGTTCCTAGCGCTCAGGATGTTTTGTATTATGCTCAAAGATTGTGGGATTTAGACAGTACGATTGATATTAATGCAAGAGCGCAGAAAACCCCTATTTTAATCCAGTGTGATGAAAAACAGAGGTTGAGCTTGAAAAACGTTTATAAGGAATATGACGGTAATAGCCCTGTTCTGTTTGGCGATAGAAACTTGGACATTAAGGGATTCGGAGTTCTTAAAACAGATGCTCCTTTTGTTGCTGATAAGCTGTATGAATTGAAAAACCAGATATGGAATGAAGCACTGACGTATTTGGGTATTAGTAATGTTAGTTATCAGAAGAGGGAAAGATTGATAACTGATGAGGTTGCAAGAAATCAGGGTGGCACTATCGCAAGTAGGTATAGCAGACTAGCTATGAGAGAACAGGCTTGCGATAGAATTAATGAGATGTTTGGGCTGGATGTAAGTGTGAAGTATAGAGAAGATTTCCAGATTCCAGATGTTGACGGTGAAGTTGACGATGAAGGTGGTGAAGCTGATGAGTAAGTATACCACAGAGGTGAGGTTTATTTGTGAACAGAAGGCTGGACTTGAGGGTAGCGTTGGTGCTTCTGATGTGGATGAGGTACTAAGCAAAAGTTGGAATAAGGTAGTTACGTCTAACTTCGCTATCTTTGATGAAGCTTATAGGGAGAAACTGGTTAGTAAGGTTTTAAAGCATTATTATCTGAGGGAGATAGGTGCTGAGACGGCTGGTATTTGGATGCTCTGGATGAACACTAAGTTTGAAGAAATTATGCCTTATTATAACCAGTTGTATGAAAGCGCTAAGTTAAAGTTTGAGCCTTTCTATGATGTGGATTATACGAGAAGTAGTCAGAGGGATGTCACGGAAACTGAGCATGGAAGTTATGAGAATAAGGGGCAGACTCAGAGTGAAGGAAGTAGCACTGATACTGGTAAGACAGGTAATACGAGAACCGGAAAAACAACAGAGGTTGGAAGTACTGGTGGAACTTCTAAAGACTTGTATAGTGATACTCCACAGGGGGCGTTGACTGGGGTTGACAATGAAACGTATTTGACGAACGCTAGGAAGATTACGGATAGTGGTAATAGTAATACAGATGTTGACGAGACTGTTACTGATGCTGGGACAAGTGAAGTTAAGGGTGTTAATAGTCAGACGGTTAACAGCACGTTAAATAATACAAATGCTAAAAGTGGTGAGAAAGGGGATACTTTTAGTGAAGATGTTAGGGGTAAAATGGGTGGTGGAAGTTATAGTAAGATGTTGATTGAGTATAGAGATACTTTTATTAACATTGATATGAAGGTTATTGATGAGTTCAAGGACTTGTTTTTTGGACTGTGGTAGAATGAGGGAGGATGTTTAATTATGAGCGATGCTAATTTTACTCCGAATTTAGGTGAGTATAAGAGTTTACAGCCTTTTAGATTTTGGTGTCAGAAGGTGTTGCCATTAGTGTATGACGATAGTTTAAGCTATTACGAGTTACTTTGTAAGGTTGTAGACTATCTCAACAAGACTATGGAAGATGTTGAAACTTTACACGGCGACGTGACTAATTTACACAAGGCATACGTTGAGTTACAGGGATATGTTAATAATTATTTTAACAATCTTGACGTGCAAAATGAAATCAATAATAAACTGGATACTATGGCTAAGGATGGGACATTAGCTACAATTTTTGTCCCATACTTAAACGCAATTAACAGTCCTATAATTGTCGATAGTACAGCCAAAATGACAGATAAAAATAAAATTTATCTTTTATCCACAAATTCTCATTTATACACGTATAACGACAGTTTATCGTCTTTCACCGATACCGGAATTATTTACGGTCAGTCAAACAGCCAATTTATTTATGACAACGACAGAAACATTCAGTCACATGATTTTAATGACTACGTTAATTGTGGGGGATACTTTATTTCAATAAGTGCGAGCGAAAATGACGCTGTGAACGCTCCGTTCAATTTAACGTATGGAGACTTTGTTATAAATAACTTGTCTTTTCCAGCTGGGCAAAAATGGGTTTTGCAACTTGTGACTATGAACAATACAGCTAAATACAATCATAGCGTAGCGTATAGGTGGTTTAATACAGAGACAAAAGAAGTCACACTAAATTGGAAAACAATGGAATCTAATTTCAGTTATTCCAATATCCAGAATATTGCATCACATAATTTTAACGATTTTATTGAATGTGGGGGATACTGGGTTCAGATTGATGAGGAAAGTAGTGATGCTGTAAATGCTCCATTTGGGCTAAAGTATGGTAATTTTGTTGTCAATAATCTTTCATTCCCTTTAGCTGGTAGTCTCTGGGTTATGCAGATTGTGAGCATTGATAACGCACCAATATATAATAAATCTGTAGCTTATAGGTGGTTCGACTGTGTTAATAAAACTAGCCCTACAGGGTGGCGTATTTTAAAATCTAATTTTAATTATTCTAATATAGCAAACATTCCGTCACATGACTTTAACGATTTTACAGAGTGTGGAGGTTACTGGGTTCAGATTGATGAGGAAAGTAGTGATGCTGTAAATGCTCCATTTGGGCTAAAGTATGGTAATTTTGTTGTCAATAATCTTTCATTCCCTTTAGCTGGTAGTCTCTGGGTTATGCAGATTGTGAGCATTGATAACGCACCAATATATAATAAATCTGTAGCTTATAGGTGGTTCGACTGTGTTAATAAAACTAGCCCTACAGGGTGGATGCTAGTTAATACAAGTTATAACAAATCTAATGGTATGTATTTAATGGGTGATAGCATTACCGCTGGATATCCTTACGAGGATAATGAAGCTATTAGGTGGTTTAATCCATTAAAAGACATCTTCAATATTGATGCTGGTTACAGAACCGGCAGTGGATTGTTATATAAATCTGGTAACACAAACGGAATAACAATGGCAGATGCCCATAACTTTTCAACAGACAATTTTGTGTGTATTTTCATGGGTACAAATGATTATGGTAATAATATGCCACTTGGTGAACTTAATGATATGTATCCAGCAAACGAAACAGTGTGCGGTGCTTTAAATTACATACTGAATAAAATAAGAGGTGATAACACGGCGTGTAATATAATAGGAATACTTCCATTAAACCGTAAAAATGGCACTAAGGAAAATAACTATGCTTATGGTACAGCTAACACAGCTGGCTATACACTTGGCGAATTAAATAGTAAAATTAGTGAAATTTATAAAAAATACTGTTGCAATGTTATCGACAATGAATTTTCACCAATAAATAGATTTAGTTTAAACAATCTTTTAGGTGACGGGTTGCACCCTAATGAGTATGGGTATAGACATTTAAGCCAATGGCTTAATGGACATATTAAAGCATTATTTAACAAAACAAACTTTTAAATGCTGTACCCAGGTTGGTTATAGCCTGGGTACTTTTTACTGTAAAAATGGTGTACAGGGTTGGAATAGAATAGGCATA